TCGATTTCCTTGGCTAGCTTGCCGCCATAACCGACATGATCGCGGACGAATTGCGCATTCGCTTCAGTTATCTCCTTGACGGTGTCGGCATCTGCTTTGAAGCGCGCCAGCATCTCCCGATAGGCTTCGACGTCGTCGGCCTTGTTGTGTCCGATATTACCTTGCATCTGCAAACGCCTCTTCTGCTTCAGCGCTTGTGCGCTCGTTGTGTTGAAGCCCTTCCATCAGTTCCGTGTAGGACTTGCGGATCTCGGCTTGCCAGTCTTTTGGCTGAAGCTTGACGCGTTCGGCGTTCATCTTGCCCCATTCCTTCAATTCCTGGCTTGATGTGATGCGGCGCATTTCCTCGACCATCACGCCATAGTCGCCCCGCGCATCGCCCTTGCTCATGGTTTGGACCGGCGCTGGCGCTGGGATATGCGAGGAAGCCGCATCCCTGCGGATTTCGTGGTGTGACGCGTCGGCGTCGTTGTCGCCTTCGGTCGGGATGCAGAACGTCTGCATCGCCATGTATTTGTAGGCCGCGCTCATGGCCTTGTTCGTGGCCTTGTCGGCGCTGTCCATCGCCTCACCCCATGTGCAAGCGGTGATCTTTGATCCATCAGAAGCGCACACAATGTCAAACTCGACTTGCACGACGACATAGAACAGGATGCCGCCTTTCTGTGTGGTCTGCTCCGTCTTCTCGCGCGTCAGGACTCGGGGAACGATGATCAGGTGATGCCGCGCAAGCAGAGGCGCCAGAGCGTTGTAGACATCATCAATGCCACGGAAGGCGTAACCTTGCTGCTGATTGCGCCGCCCCTTCGCAATCCCCTCCCTGCCTACATCCTGCATCACGGCGGCAATTGCTTGGTAAACTGCGGGTAGGGCAATCGTGTCTGTCATCGCTGGGCTCCTTGTGTGCCCATCCTATGCCACGCCATCTATCATTGCGCAAGCTATCTTTGCGCTAGACATGCGCCCTGTCTTGTGCCAGACGTCAGCGCATGGACGAGAAGACATTTGCACGCGCGTTAGGCAATCCGCAGCAGTTGGCGGAAGCCATCGGCACGACCCCTGACATGATCTATGTGTGGCGCCAGAGACGAACCGTCCCAGCTAAATGGGTTGTCAAGGTGTCGGATGCGACAGGCGTCCCGCCCTATGACATGCGGCCTGACATCTTCATGCGGCCTGGCAAGCGTAAGATCAGCGCATGAGCGAGCTGGAAGACCGCGCTGACGAGATCCGTGGCCTTGCCCAATCCTGCAAGACGATCAACGATCTGGCAAAGCGTTTAGGCTGGTCAATGGAAGTAACGCGCCACGCGAATACTGTCCTGAGCCTTGGCCTTCCCGACGCCAAGCTCCAAGCCGGGAAGCGCACGGAAGCGCGATCTGTTCCCAAGCCGCAAAAGGCAAAGCCGAAAGCTTGATGGCAATTTGTCAATTCCGGGCGTTTCTGGCTTGCGAATGGCTTAGAATGGGTTGATTGTGACGGCTTAACGCGGTTGCGGCTCACCTCGCAAAAGGTGAGCCGCTTAAGACCGATCAAGTGACGTTGGAGGCGTCAAATGTCGAAAAACAATCTAACACCCTCATTGCGTTCGCCAAGCCCCAAAAGCGGGGGCACGAAACGACAGACTAAAGAATATCTTGCATTGATTGAAGCGAAGCGGCCTGCGGTCGAGTCGTTCGGCTTTGATCCAAAGCCCCTTAATGCGTCCCTAAAGCCCCACCAAGAACACGCGACAACGTTCGCTATTCAGCAGGGCCGCGCGGCGCTGTTTCTTGATACTGGCCTTGGCAAGTCGCTGTGCGCTCATGAATGGGGCCGGCAAGTGGTGGAGCACACCGGCAAGCCCGTTTTGTTACTGGCTCCCCTCGCCGTGGGCGCTCAACACGAGCGCGAGGGCGTCAAGTTCGGCATTGACGTCAAGGCCATACGCGAACCAATGGAAGTGCGCGGCGCCCGCGTTTACGTGACCAACTATGACCGGCTTGAAAAATTTGACGCATCCGCATTCGGCGGGGTCATCCTTGACGAGTCGTCAGTCATCAAAAGCTTTAACGGCAAGACGACAAAGGCACTGATCGACGGATTTTCTCGTACGCCTTACCGGCTCGCCTGCACCGCCACGCCAGCGCCGAACGATCACATGGAGCTTGGGACGCATTCTGAATTCCTTGGCGTCATGCGTCAGAACATGATGCTGCAACGCTGGTTCATCCACGATAGCATGGATACCGGAACATGGCGCATGAAAGGTCATGCCGTTGATGACTTCTGGTCGTGGGTCGCATCCTGGTCGCGCTGCATTTCCAAGCCATCAGACATTGGTTTTTCCGATGATGGCTATGTGCTGCCCGAGCTGGACGTGCGTCGGCATGTGATTGCCGCTGATCGCAACGCGAACGTGGGATCTGAAAAGGACGGGCAGGGCCACTTGTTCCGTATGCCTGACACGAGCGCAACCAGCATTCATCGCGAAAAGCGCATGACAACGGATGCGCGTTCGGATGCCATTGCGGAGATTGTTGCGGGCAGCGATGAGGCTTGGGTGGTCTGGTGCGATACCGATTACGAAGCCGATGCGCTTGCCGCCCGCCTACCGGATGCCGTTGAAGTGCGCGGGTCCATGTCGGCAGACGAGAAAGAGCGCGGCCTTGTGGCGTTCTCAACTGGGCAGACGCGGGTTATCATCACCAAGCCATCAATCGCAGGCTACGGTCTAAACTGGCAGCATTGCGCCCGCATGGCCTTCGTCGGCCTGAGCTTCTCATACGAGAATTACTATCAGGCTATTCGCCGTTGCTGGCGCTTTGGCCAGACGCGACCCGTCCAGGTTCACATTGCCTGCGCCGATACGGAAGAAAACATCTGGCAGACCGTCAGCCGCAAGGCTGATGATCACGACACGATGAAACGGGCAATGTCGCAGGCTATGGCTCGCGCCGTGAAACGTGCAGCCGTCGAGACCTACAACCCCAAGAAAACCCTTTCAATCCCAACATGGATGCAGTCATGACCTCGGTAATCAATCAGTACGCGGGCGAGCATTTTACGGCTTACAATGGCGATTGCGTTGAAGTGGTCGGCGCCCTGCCGTCTAACAGCGTCGGCTTCTCGGTTTACTCGCCCCCGTTCGCTCACCTGTTTGTCTACAGCGACAGCGAGCGCGACATGGGAAACGTGCGCGATGAAGCGGAGTTTAAGGCGCTTTATCGGCATATGGTGCGCGAAAAGTATCGCGTCACGAAACCGGGCAGGCTGACGGCGGTGCATTGCTCCGATCTTCCGCGCACGAAGTCGATGCATGGCGTGGTCGGGCTCTATGATTTCCCGTCCGACATTCGGGAAGTCCACGAAGCCGAGGGGTGGACGTTTCATAGCCGTATCACGGTCTGGAAAGACCCCGTAGTCGAGATGCAGCGCACAAAGGCGCTGGGCTTGCTTTACAAGCAAATCCAGACTGACAGCACGCGATGCAGGCAGGGTATGGCGGATTACGTCATGGTGTTCCGCAAGACGCCGGCAGACGAGAAGGACAGCGACAAGGTCGGGCAGGACAAGACGCTGTTTCCCGTCGATATGTGGCAACAGTGGGCCTCGCCCGTCTGGATGGACATTCAGCAGACGAACGTGCTCAACGGCAAGCTGGCGCGCGAGGACAAGGACGAGCGCCACCTATGCCCGCTGCAGCTTGACCTGATCGAGCGTTGCATTCGTCTCTGGTCCAATCCTGGCGACGTTGTCCTGTCGCCATTCATGGGGATCGGCTCCGAAGGTTTCATGGCATTGAAAGCCGGCCGCAAGTTTGTCGGCTCCGAGCTAAAGCCGCAATACTTCAAGCACGCGGTTAATCACCTGATTGAAGCCGAGCGGGAGACTGCTACAGGCTCCCTTCTTAACTTGATGGGCGCCGCCTGATGACGCAAGCAAGCCTCTTTGACGAGCTACCAGACCCGCCCCCAAAGCCCGGCGTATCATACGATGACTGTTGTTCTGTGTGCGGGGTCGAAACCCCGCACATATTCCACGGCATCCGGTATTGCGAGGATGATCATCCCGACCCCGGCCCACACATCAAGGCGACACGGGCGTGAGCTGGGCGATTGAGCAACTTGTGCGCGGGAAGGTCTGCGGGAGTTCAAGCCGCAAGGCCGTGCTGCTGTCGCTTGCCAACAGGGCCAACGATGACGGTTCGGACGTCTGGGTCAGCAAGACCAGGATAGCCGCAGAAACCGAACTGGCGCGTTCCACAGTCGTCAGCGTCATGCGCGAATTGGAGGCGGGTGGCTTCATCCGGGCGATTGGCAAGAAAACGGGCAATCACGGATACACGGTTGTTTACCACATGTCGGTGGAGAAATTGTCCTCCCTACAAGATGGATGGTCTAAGTGTAGTAATCCGAACACTTTGGACGAAGCTTTAGGGGAGGAGCAGCCAGAGCCGTGTGAAGTGGCCGACCACGCGACACTTAAGGCGGTTCAAGTGTCCAAATCGCGCCGTTCAAGTGTAGCGCTGTCGGACAAGAACAGTCCTTATAGAACTAAGATATTAAATCCTTCGGATCAGAAGAAGGCTTCGCCCCCTCCCAAACGCACATCGTCTTTTGTTCGATGGGAAGCGCAGCGCGAGCGTGACCCTATCAAAGCCTCTGCTCTTTTCGCGGAAGCAGATGAGTTGGCTGACGAGGAAGTTGCCGCTTGACGTGTGCTAGCATTTCGCTAGCCTCTTCCCATGATCAGAACGCGCAAGCCCAAAGTCCAGCTCAACGTCCGCATCTCCCCCGCGCTGAATGCGCAACTGGAGAAGCTGGCCATCAAGGCGGATGTTACCAAAGCCGCAATCGTTATCAACGCATTGAAAGCGCATGTTGAAAGGGCCGGAAAATGAGCCGTCATCGCATGTCCGACGCAGAACACGCTGCGGAGTTACGCGCCGAGATGGAAGCCGCCCGCACGCCAGCGGACCAGCTTGCACTCATGCGCTTTTACTTGATCGAGTTTGACCGGGCATCGGAGCGCTTTCCCGAACTTGACTGCGACAAGTCACGCCAAGTCCGCGCTGAACTGGTCGAGGAAATCGCGCGACTTGAGCAACTCAACAAACACTGACACAAAGGGCATGGGAGCTGGATATGTGGGACGGTCAAGGGTTATCCGAGACAACCGAAGAGCGATCCGACTTTGATCGCCTCGCAGTCGAAACGGCTGGCATGTATCGCTGCGCTGAGATCCGCAGACACGTCGAGCGGCATTTCCAGCTTGAGCCTGGCGCGTTGCTGATCCGCTCGCGCAAGTGGCACATCTCGCATCGCCGACAGATCGCAATGGCCATCTGCTACAAGCATTTCCGGGTCCGCATGAGCTACGAAAGCATCGGCAGGCAGTTCGGCGGGATGCATCACAGTTCAGTTCTCTTCGCGTGCCAGAAGTTCGGGCTGGAGCCTGACCCCGTGTACTCCGCCAATGGTCGCAGGGCGCGCACGTTCCGGGCGGATGCGCAGATCAAGCGGTTCGCGGCATGAGCAAGCACAACGCCAGACACGCCCTAGCCGAAGCCGACAGGCCAGCCGGCAAACCCCAGACACGCATCCCTGCCGCCAAGCTCGCAACCTACCTCACCGAAGAACAGATACAGGTTCAGGTCGCCCAATACCTCAACGCCAAGCTGCCCAAGACGTGGCGCTGGTTTCATAGCCCAAACGGGGGACACAGGCTCAAGTCCGTCGCCGCCAAGCTAAAAGCCCAAGGCGTCAAGCCTGGCGTGCCCGATATCTGCATCTTGCGCCCTAACGGCTCGCCCCTGTGGATTGAGCTGAAGGCATTCGGCGGCGTCCTGACCGTTTCGCAAAGGGAGTTTGGGGCATGGTGCATCGCCAACAAACAACCGTTCAAGGTCTGCCGATCTGTGGGTGAGGTCGAGGCATTCCTGAAGGAATTTCTGGCATGACCCTCTGCACCGGATCTGGAAGCCTGCTCCAGCACATCTACTGCCACGTAGAGCGCAGCTTTGTCCGCACTGGCGAGCAGACCGGTTTCGAACCCGCTGTATGGTTTGGCCTTCGCTCTTTCGCGGGCCGTGCATGGGGATGCCACGTGCTCTTAGAATGCGGCGCCGTAGTCCGTGACGTGCCGCTTCATGCGCTGGCTCAACACGCTGACGCTGAGGACTGGCTGTTAGAGGAAAGCCAGCATTGGGACTGCTACGGCGACCAGTTCAGCCTCGTCCGCTACACCTATTTGAGCGGCCTTGAAGCCCGCGCCAAGTGCGGCCCTGCCGAGCATCTAGGCGAATACCTGTTCACAGCCTGCCCGATGCACGACGGCTTCAGCGCAGAGCCTGAACAATCGAAAGAGTTCATGTTCTTGGCGCTCCGCAACGGACGCTTCACGGCCCAGCCGACAAACCGCGTCCTTTTCATTGAGCGCAGTTTCACCGATGACACGGGCTGGCCAACCGACATCCAGCGCCAGAGCGAAATCTGGTCCTGTGAAAGCGAGGCAACATGACCTCTCGCCGCAACCAAACCCACGATGTGAAGCAGGCTGCTTCCCAAGCCGCCCAGCTCGTCCAGCGCCAAACCTGCGAAGGCTGCCAGCACCTGCGAGCCCTTCGCCCCATGTGCATGTCCGAAGCTTCGCCAAACTTCCGGACGCCTAGATCCACCTACCAGGACCGCTGCAACGCCTACGCCGTTAAAGGCCGTCAGCAGCCCGCACCGAATGTAACCAGCGTACCCCGACCGCCCGAAACAAAGCGCAAGCGGTCTTACGTCACCGGGGATGTCTCCCGGCGACTGTCCTAACAACCCAAGGAGCTACCTATGACCGACGCCTACAAGATCGCCCTGAACGAATTCAAGGAAGCCAGCGCCGCAGTGCGACACGCCTTTGCCGCACAGATGGAAGCACGCGCCGACCAGATCACAGCAAACCGCGCATATACGTCCGCTTCTGACGCATACCTCGCAGCGCAGGATCGCCTGTCCCGCGCCGACGAGGCGATGGTATTGATCAAGGACGCACCGGAAGTTGTGACGCCCGTATCCTTCCTTGATGGCGTGACGTTCGTCGAGGCGACCCTCACCAACGGTTCAGCGGAGTAATCCAATGGGGCGATTGGGGCGACCACGCAAAGCAGGCGCACGCTACCCGTCAGGGGGCCTGCGCCCGACCGAGGCGGAAATTGAACGCCGGAAAACACCGCGCGGCGAGACGGTCGAACCAACGCCCGAAACCATCGCCCGCAGACAGGCCCTGTTTGGCGATTACAGGCTCGCCCGTGAGGAAGTCTGCCCGGTCGATAGGGTGGCCGCCAGACTGACCGAAGAACAGTACCACGCAGGCCGCTATGCCCGAACGGTGTACGCCCGGTACGTGGTTGCCATCCGGGCTCCCCGGGTGACAGCCGGGCAGTTGAGGGATTACGTGCAGGGCAGCGGCGAGGGCGGCATGACGCTCGACCAGGCGCAGGCCGCCGTGGCCGAGTACCTCGAGGTGGTGACAGCGATCCGGCGTTATTCGTACCGGTCGCTACGGGAGGTGCAACGCGTCATGCACGGCTCGCCCCCGCGTTCGCTTGACGTGCTTGCCGTGGGGCTGACAGCCCTTGCGGATCACATGGGCATGTTCAGGCGGGAGGCGGCATGAACCCGGATCAGGTCGCGCTGTTGATCGGGGTGATTGCGGTCGCGCCGCTTCTGGGGTGGATCGTGTGGAAAGCGATCCAGCACGGATCGGGCGGGAATACGTAGGCTTTACAGCGCCCACAAATCGCTTTATTTGGGAAATTCAGAGTGGCGGTTCCTGTGTGGAGTCGCCATTTTCCGTTACAGCGCGACGCCGACACCGGGCGCCCTTTAGGTGGCGGCCAATCCGCTGGGGGGCGGCTCTTTAGGGGGCCGCCCTTTGATTTTACCAAGCCGCGAAATGGTGGCATCCATTGAAGCCGCGCGCTGGTCACCCGATGCCGAAACCATCGCAACCCTTGATTTTATCGTTGTTTCCCTCACGGCTCCCGATGCTGACGGGATCTGCGAGCTGCAACGGATCTATGAGCGCTGCGCCTTCGAAGCGGAACGCGACGAGGCTGTCGGGGCCATCGGCTTCAAGCTGGCAGCGGCGCGACGCAGGCACGTCTACGTCTGGTTCATGGCGGACTGTCCCGACGATGGATGGTGTAGTTTTCACTTGGTCCTATCCGACCGCCCGATTAGCCGTGAAGACGTTCGTCGAAAGGCCAAGCGGCGGTTCAGCCTGAACCTGCTGAAAGAACGCTCCGAGTGGGTCGGATACGAAAAACCCCCCGCCGGTGAGGGCGAGGGGTTTGATGGTTAGCTAGCTTTTTTCCACCTGAGTTCGGCCAGTTGCCGGGCCGGGTTGGTCTGAACCGGGGTGATCCGGTTGTCTCGCAGCGTCCGAGCGAAGCCGAACGAAGCAAAGACGTTCACGAGGCTGATGAAGAAGCAGGCGGGCCACAAAGCCCATGCCGGCGCCAGATCATATGTCGTATTGAGATGCTCAAGCCCGATGTGGTTCAAGCCTGCCTCAATGCAGCAGAAGCCTACGGCAAGAATGCCAGCGACAACTGCGGTGAACCAGTTCCGCGTCTCCCAGGCTTCCTGAACCCGGCCAACGGCCTTGCTCAGGAGGAACACGATAACGGCCATTGCGACCGTCAGGAGTGTTCCGGGAAGCCAACCCTTGGCCCAGAAGCCAAGCGTGGCGGTGACGACCGACAAGCCGACGAAAGCGATGCAGGCTTGGCTTTCAAAGGGACGGTCTTCGGAGTACTTTGTCATTTAGCGGGGTCCTTTCCCGTTAGGCCTCGGATTGAGGGTGCAAACCTCTCCGGGGCCGTTTGTTTTACTGTCAAACATCTTGCGAATACTTGATCCGCATACCCGAGGGTATGTATTCGCACTCGCGCGGCAAGTGCAGCTCACGTAAAACAAGGTGCATCATGGCAGATGTTCTTCACAATACTGTGAAGTGCCTTTACGGAAGGTGCGAGAAGACCGAAAATCTAGTCAGAGGCTTCTGCAAACCTCACCACAAGCTAGCGATGAAGAACGGCGGTGGTGAACTCTTGCCCCGCAAGACCGCCAAGAAAGGCGAGCCTCTTGCGTTCATCAAACAGCACGTTGGTTATCAGGGCGATGACTGCCTGATTTGGCCGTTTGCTAAATACTACAACGGCTATGGTGCCATCAGGTATGACGATATCCAGACGATTGCGCATCGGGTCATGTGTCGTCTTGCGCATGGCGAGCCAGCCTCTGAATACTTTGAGGCAAGCCATACGTGCGAGTGCGGGCATCTTGGCTGCATCAACCCCAATCACCTGATTTGGGAAACGCATTACGAGAACCACCAGCGCCGGGCGGGCCGTTCCAGCGGATACGGGTCTAACGTGCGCGAGCATGGCCGGGCCAAGCTCACACCGGAGCAGGTTCTAGCGATCCGGGCGGATGAGCGCCCCGCAAGGTTGATAGCTCAGGACTACCGTATCAGCAGCGATGCGGTCGGCAGCATTCGGGCTCATCAGACGTGGAAATGGCTCAAGCCGGTCCATTAGAGGAAGGCAAGTAATGGCCTATCCCAATCCGATCATCCGATACCGCGAGAACAACCGCGAAGTCTTGCGCGGCGTCACGAAAGACCATCGCGTCGGAAGGTTCGTCTTGCAGCAACGTGAAGACGAGACAGCGAAGACCACGCTCGACTTTACGGATGTCCTCAACGGCGCAACCATCACAGCCGCTGTTGCAGACAACAACATCGCCGGCAGCGTCTCAGTTTCGGCCGGGCAAATCACGCTCACCACGAATGGCCTGGGCATGGGCTATGGCGACACGGACGTGACCGTGACGTTCAGCGATGGCCGCATCCGCATTGAGAAGCTGCGGTATGTCGAGGTGAACGGGAACTGGCGTTCGGACTATGGCTGGACATACGCGTCGTGAGTGACCTGAGCGAACAGCAGGAACGGTTCTGCCAATTCGTCATTCAAGGCTTTACCCAAACGGAAGCCTACAAGCGCGCCGGCTACAAATCCAAGGACGATCACGCAGCAGCGGCAAACGCCAGCCGACTGATAGCTAATGATAGGGTAGCCCAACGCATTGCCGAATTGCGGGCTCCTGTAGCTGAGCGGGCTGAAGTTACGCTGGAATACCTCCAGAAGCGCGCCAGACGCCTGCTCAACAAGGCTGAGAAGGCTGGGCAGTTCTCTGCTGCAAACGGCGCATTGAAAGAGCTGGGTATCCTGAGCGGCAAGCGCATCGAGACGCGCCACAACCTGAACCAGGACGCGAATGAACCAACAGACCTTACTAGGGCGCAGCTACTCGATATCGCCCGAGCAGGCCGCACGCGAGCTTCTGCGTCGGGAGATGGCGCAGGAAAGCCTGATAGCGTTCACCCGGTACACTAAGCCCGACTATCGGCCGGCAGGGCATCACAAGCTCATTGCCGAGGCGCTTGAACGGGTTGAACGGGGCGAATGCAAGCGCCTGATGATCTTCATGCCGCCCCGGCATGGTAAGTCAGAGCTTGCGTCACGGCGCTTTCCGGCATGGTTTCTGGGACGGAACCCGGATCGGTCGGTTATCGCTGCGAGCTATAACAGCGAGCTGGCGACGGACTTTGGCCGAGAGGTCAGGGATATCGTCGCCTCGAAGCTTTACAGCAACGTATTCGAGACGCGCCTTTCGGAAAGCAGCCAGGCTTCGGGCCGATGGCACACGAACGGACGCGGTGGATATGTAGCGGCTGGCGTCGGAACGGCCGTCACTGGTCGCGGCGCGCATGTTTTGCTGATCGATGACCCGTTAAAAGACAGGGTTGAGGCTGACAGCGAGACGACCCGCGAGAAGGTTTGGCGCTGGTATACCTCAACGGCCTACACCCGCCTTGAAGGCGATGTGCGCGCGTCTGCTCTGGACGATGACGATATCTGGCAGGACTTCCTGAAGGATATCGAGCTAGGCGAGGCTGAGCCCTTCGAAGGCGCCATAGCGTTGATCATGACCCGGTGGAACGAGGACGACCTCGCCGGGCGATTGTTGGCCGCACAGACTACGGGCGGCGATCAGTGGGAAGTGTTGGATCTGCCCGCGCTGAATGAGGAAGGCGAGGCGCTCTGGCCTGAGAAATACCCCGCCGAGCGTTTGAACCGGATCAAGGCAGCTATCGGGCCAAGAGATTGGTCCGCGCTTTATCAGCAACGCCCATCCCCGGAAGAAGGCACGTTCTTCCTGCGCGATTGGTTCAAGCGCCACGACGATCCGCCCAGGCTGGGTCACGTGTACATCACGAGCGACTACGCGGTGACCGAGGACGGCGGCGATTGGACCGCGCATCTCGTCTGGAACTACCACGAGGACACGCTGACGCTGATAGACGGCTGGACCGGCCAGACCTCGGCGGACGTGTGGATTGAGGAACTGCTGCGGCTGTTCAAGCAGCATCGCCCGTTATGCTATTTCGGAGAGGCTGGCGTCATCGTGAAGGCGGTCAAGCCGATGCTGACCCGGCGCATGAATGAGCTCCGCGTGTTCGCGCGCACGGAATGGATACCGTCCATCTCGGACAAGCCGACCCGGGCAAGGGCATTCCAGGCTCGCGCTGCGATGGGCAAGGTCAGCCTGCCAAAGACCGATCTGGGCGAGAAGGTGCTTAACCAGCTTCTGAGCTTCCCGGCCGGCAAGCATGACGACCTCGTTGATACCTGCGCATTGATGGGCATGGTGATCGACATGGCGCATCCGGGCTTTACGCCTGCCGCGCCTCAACCCCTGACACGGCCACGCGACTACCGACCCCCGGCAAAGGCAGACAATTGGCGAGTGCTGTGACGACACCAACCTCATCATCGCTTGGGGAACGCATCGCGGCTGTGCTGCCGCACCGCAACGGGGCGCCGCACGTGTTCCGCCACGGTCGCCTGATGCATTGGGGCGGTGACGAAGTGCCTTGCTATCTCACGTCAGACCACTCGCTCTGGGTTGCCGGTGAGCTGCTGCTGCGCTTGAAAGGCACGAATTGGCAAACATCGTAAGCATGTCGTCTGCCAAGCCCGAAGCGGGCGAGGACGGCGCCGAGCGCATCCGGAAGATGGTGCGCGAGTATCTCGATACGATGGAAGAGGCCCGCGACCGCGCGGCCCTGGCGCGCGACTACTACGACGGCAAGCAATGGACGCGTGAGGAGATTGCGACCCTCAAGCAGCGCGGCCAGCCGCCCATCGTCTTCAACCGCATCAAGCGCAAGGTGGACAGCATCCTTGGCGTTGAGCGCAACAGGCGCACTGACCCCAAGGCCTATCCGCGCACGCCACGCGACGAGCAAAGCGCCGACATCGTAACGCAGGCGTTGCGGTTCGTGTCCGACCAGACGCGGCTGAACAACATTTTCTCAGGCGCTTTCGAATGCGGGATGATCGAGGGCGCGGGCGCTGCCGAAGTGATCATGGACGGGCCTGAGGACATCAAGGTCAACCTCATTCCGTGGGACGAGTTCATCTTTGACCCGAGAAGCAGCCGCCACGATTTCAGCGACGCGCGCTATTTGGGCGTGCTGAAGTGGATGGACGCAGACGACGCCATCGCGCTGTACCCCGACAAGGGCAAAGAGATCGAGGCGGGCATTACGGGCAGCGAGAAAGCCTTCGTTGCGGACCAGTCTGTAGACGACAAGCCGTCGAGCGGGACGTGGATCGACCGCAAGCGCCGGCGTGTCCAGGTCTGCCAACTCTATTACAAGCAGGGCGCGGAGCACAATTACGCGGTAGTTGTTGGCTCCACGCTTGTCATGGACGGGCCAAGCTACTACCGCGACGAGAAGGGCAAGACCGTCTGCCCAATCGAAGCATTCAGCGCCTACGTGGACCGCGAGAACGCCCGTTACGGCGTTGTCCACGACATGCGCGGGCCACAGGACGAGATCAACCACAGGCGCTCCAAGGCTGTCCATTTCTTGCACTCCCGGCGCGTCATGGCGCAACAGGGTGCCGTTGCTGACGTAGGGCAGGCCAAGCGCGAGATTGCCCGTCCTGATGGCTGGGTCGAGGTTGTTGACCCGCAAGCCGTGCAGGTTCTGGACACGGCGCAGGAAACGACCGGCAACCTGAACATGCTTCAGGAAGCCAAGGCGGAGATTGACCTTCTCGGGCCGAACAACGCCTTGCAGGGCAAAGGCACCGAGGGCGAGAGCGGACGCGCCATCATCGCCCAGCAACAGGCAGGGCTTGCCGAGCTTGCGCCGCTCTATGACCGGTTCAACGATTTCAAGCTGCGCGTCTACCGGGCCACATGGGCGAGGATCAAGCAGTTCTGGAAGGCCCCGAAGTGGATACGCATCACGGACGATGAGCAGGCCACGCAATTCATCGGGCTGAACCAGGTGCAGGTAGACCCGATGACGGGCCAGCCGATGGTGCAGAACGCCGTGGCGCAGATGGACGTGGACGTGATCCTCGAGACTGGACCGGACACGGTGACGTTGCAGTCCGAAGAGTTCGAACAGCTCGCGCAGATCATGCCGCAACTGGCCGCGCTGCCGCCGCCTTACGCGCTGGCGCTGATCGAGGCGAGCAGCCTGCCGGCGCAGCGCAAGAAGAAGATGACGGAGCTGTTGTCTGGCGGTGGCGAGCAAAGCCCCGAGGCGCAGGCGATGGCGCAGAAGCAGGCCGAGATGGCCGAGCGTGCCGCAATGGCCGAGATCGCGACAAAGGAAAGCTCCGCCGCGCTGAACATGGCGAAGGCGCAGAACGAAGGTGCGCTTGCGCAGTCCAACATCGAGCTAGAGCGCGAGCGGATGACGGCCGAACAGGTCAAGGCGCAGGGCGAGACGGCTATCAAGGCGCAGGAACTACAGATCAAGCAGCAGGAGCTGCAATTTAAGCTAGCCGAACTCGACCTGAAGCGCGCTGAGCTAGGGCTCAAGCAGCAGGAACTGGCGGCGAACGTCGAGATGGAACGCGAGCGTTCCGCGCTGACCGAACGCATGGCTGACCGTCAAGCGATGGCAGAGGACAACCGCGCGCAACGCGAGGCGTCGAAGCCGAAAGAGACCGAGAAGCCAGACAAGAGCGGGGATGCTGTGGGCATGGGCCTGCAAGCTCTGGCCGCTGCACTGAGCAAGCCTAAGTCAATCGTCCGTGGTGCGGATGGCAAGCCGATAGGGATTGAATAATGAGCAAGGGCAATACCTTCGAGAACGATCTGCTTTTGCTGATCTTCAACAACACCGCAGCGGCGCTCATTGGTGACGCATCGGGCCTGCAACCGTCAGCTACGGCGGGCTCGCTCTATGTGTCGCTGCATACGGCCGACCCGGGCGAAGCTGGAACCCAGACCACGAACGAATGCGCTTACACGAGCTATGCGCGCGTTGCTGTCGCACGCTCTGGCGCTGGCTGGACGGTGTCGGGCAACGCCGTGACCAACGCTGCGCTTGTGCAGTTCCCGCAATGCACGGGCGGTTCCGAAACGGCGACATATTTCGCGATTGGCACGGCATCGAGTGGCACGGGCAAGGTGCTGTATCGGGGTGCGCTGTCGGCTTCACTGGCGATCAGTTCAGGCATCCAGCCGCAATTCGGCGCAGGCGACCTGGACGGCACTGAGGACTGATGATTATCTATCGGCACACATGCACCCAGTGCGGGCTGCTCACGCGGGTTGAAGATAATCAAGCGTGGAAGGCTTGTGCCTGTGTCTCCTCTGCTGACGTGGTGAGCGAGGACGAGCCTCCGCCTGAGCCTCCACCCGAGCCCGAACCTGAGCCTGCGCCATGACCGCGTTTCGCTCGTTCAAGGAGCTGATTGACGCCGAAGAGGCTGGACAGGCCACGCTGTTCGGATGGCGGAAAGTCCCGACCCAGACGACGGGCTCGGGCATCTGGTTCGA